ACTGATAGTGATGTTGGTAAGTTACTTGCTGGTAAAAATGCTGGTATCGCAGTCCATCAATTCATTCCTGCACAAGCCGAATCTACGGATGAAGCTGTATCACTGAACGGTTCTATCGGTAATCTACAAAATGCATCTAATGTGGCGATTGTTCCAAGCAAGATGCCAATCACACCGAAGTTGAAGGATCCTGCTAGACTGAAGCAGATCGCAGAGCGTGAACTTAAGCAGTATGGTCCAGCGATCAGAGACTTGATGAATACTGCTCCCCAAGCACGCAACACGTTCAATCAACTGTTCACGACTTACATCAATAAGAAGATCGTGACTGGTAATCTAAACAACCTAATCAGGGACTTCATTGCCTATGTAGAGTCTAGACCAATGTCTGAAAAGATGAAGGAAAAGATTATAGAGCATCTTAAAGTCAATAAAGAAGGTGTATTAGGAGCATTCAAGGTATGGGTAGCTATCTACAATCTAAAGATGAATGTCGTAAAGCAGCTGGATAATGCTGCGGAGAGTAGCCCGGTAAAGGGTTATCTGCAAGATGGAACACAGACTCAAGAAGGGTTCGTGTCTCAGGGGCTTAAGCTAGTTGACCGCATGGGCTTTAGTAGACAGAACCTGCAAGGAAGATAAAAAACTTTTACCCAAAACCGACTTTTTTGTTGCCTAGCATAAATAAGTGTATGAGGCAGTAGGCTTCAACATTTAAAAAGGACCACTCAAATGGCACAGTTTACAAAAGTCAATGGTGACTTTCTACCAGTTCTAAATCTAGACATCCCAGCATATACCAATTCTGGCGCAAATGCGATCTCTTCGGGTTCAGCAGTTCAACCACAGGGCCCAAAGCTCGACTTCTTCACTATCACTGCGGCATCAACTGACACCTTCACTGGCGCACAAGTCAATGTCATGGTTCAAACAGTTCAACAACTTTCAACTGTTTACATGTATGAGTATGTTGCAGCAGGTCCAGACACTGTATCGTTCGCTGTATACCCAACTGGCTCATGGGCAGTTGACAACACATTCGGCGCTGGCTCAAACGTAGTAGCAGCAATCCGCACTGCACTTACTAACGCAGGCATCGCTGAAGCAGTGGTTGGCGCAAACAGCGCAACCTTCACTACTGTATACTCACAAGACCTCTAATATAGGCTAGAAATAGCTCATTAGACAGAAAGCCCGGGATTAATTTCCGGGCTTTTTTGTGGGTCTAAATAATACTATGCATAGGATAGTTTGTTGGACCTTGTTTGACATTACGCAGACTGGAGTAATGAACCGATCCAAGCCAAACCAAGATGATGTTGTAGGTTGGATTCATAGACGCAACACACAATGTAACTTTGATACTGTACTACAAGTTATATCTCTACGCTCGCAGCCTGAAATCACTAAGATTCCAGCTAGAGTAGAGATGAAAGAAGAAGACTTTGATCGATTCGGATTCTTGCATCAACCAAAAGAACAACAGACTTGCTGTTGGAAGTTTGAGTTTGAGATTCAACACACTAGCGTATTTGAGAATGGAATTATCCCATTAGGGGCTTTATACACAGACTGCGAAGGGGTGCCGATGATTATCTGTGAAACACAGACAGAAAATACTTCAGCCTTCTTGAATGTTTCTGTTGAGTTAAAAAATATCTACTTTGAGGTAGCATGAGCCATGAAAAATGTAGTTAAGCTTGCCAAGTTTTTTGACAAAGAACTAAGCTCCAATATCAGGGATGTGCTTGTGACCAAGTATCAGTCCGGAGAGTATGGATTATACGGTAAATATCTAGTAAAGCCAACAACCACTGGCTGGTATAAGGTAACCGTATTAAAAAACCATGATGTCCATGAGTTCACTTCGCTGAAGAATGCAGTTACTTGGTGCACTTTGGATAATGCTAGTATGGTTAGTCAGGCTGCAAGATTGTATAGATTGGATCTAAAACTCAGCAGTTTACAAGTAGATATGCTAGTGCATAATAGAAAATATAGATCAGCAGACAATCCTAACGCTAAAATAATCTATGCTACAAAAATCCAAGAAGATGTATTTCAAAAAAGAGAAGTAGTGAATGAAATCAACTCTTTCATACATCGTTCTATGCTAGTACAGAGCAAGAACTTCTCCAACAAAAGAACATAAAATCATTCATCAGTGATAAATATAATATCAGCACGGAAGAACAACAATGAATCTTAATGACTTAGATAAAAAGAATGTTGCAGCGAAGGCTCTTAGAGAATCGTTCGCTATGGAATTTGATGTATCGGGATTGGACCGTGCAAAGACACGCTCAATGCTCAATAAGGTCACGCGCTTGATCAGTGAATCAAAGAGATCACCAGAGTTTCACAAGTCTCCAATGAATCCAACTTATATGAAGTTGAAGTTTATGGAGCAAGCACTTACTCGTCATCTACCATATGCTAACTCTCCTCGTATCATCATTGAGAACGAAGAAGTTGAAAAGTCACAGGTAATCTTGGCTGCTCAAGATATGGTTGATACTGTGCAGAAGTATTATGAAGATGTAAACGATGTTCTAGTAAAAGAACTTCCTGCGCTAGTCGATTCTATTGAATCTGAGATTGGTGTCAATGAAAGTGTTCAATTCAATCAACAAGTGTCCGAAGCCCTGACTACACTGAACAGCACTCTACAAGAAACAAAGACTGTTCTCCAGAGTGCATTGGGAATTCTTACTGGTCAAGGTGGAGCAGAAGCATTTGATTCTAATGCTAGTGAGCTAGGTGCTGACCTCGGCGCTGAAGCAGGAGCTGACCTTGGCGCTGAGGATGACCTTGACGCAGAACTTCCCCCGGTACCAGATATCGGTAATGATGAAAGAAACTCACCATTGAGCGGCGCGGGCCGTCCAAAGAGATAGTTTAATGTTTCTATTTGAGTTTGATAATGGCGGCGCCGAAACAGCAAAGATTGTTGCGCTGACTAATCAACTGCAACAGGACCTTGAAGATGGCGATATACCCGATGACTTCACGGTTGATGAACTGCTAGACTACTTCCAAAAATACGACGTTATTCTAGATGTTAATGACCTATATGATATGATCAAAGAACCACCGCTTGATGATCTAATCAAGAACATCAAAGGTGACAAAGTTATCTTCAAGGGCCAAGATGAAGACACCGGTGAAGCACCAAAGAACCCAGATGAAGAGACTAAAAATAAGAAAATAGTCTCAAAGATGGCTAATTCGGCGCTCTCTAATCTCAAGTCAGCAGGAAAATAATAACCCGTTACTATTGACTTTCTCTCATAATATTGTATACTACATGAATGACTATAATAAGCAAGTTTCCTTACGCAGAACTACAGAGAACAACAGTAGACGGTTCAAGACGATACGTCACACCGGACGGTAATAAAGTCCCTAGTGTCACGACTATTCTGGACGCAACTAAATCGGAAGAATCTAAAAAAGCACTACAGGATTGGCGAAGACGCCTTGGTCACGCTAAGGCTCAAGAGATCACCACTGAAGCCGCCAATCGCGGGACAAGGATGCACAAGTGGATTGAAAACTACATCAAGCTAGACGAGACCGGAGAGCCTGGATCCAATCCATACAGCATACAGAGTCATAAGATGGCTCATGCTATTATCAGTGAAGGGTTATCAAACTGCACTGAGTACTGGGGCACTGAAGTATCACTCTATTTTCCTGAAATCTACGCAGGTACGACAGACCTAGTAGGAATTCATTCCGGTGATGAAGCTATCATGGATCACAAACAAACCAATAAGTTAAAGAAGCGAGAATGGATTGAAGATTACTTTGTTCAAACTGCTGCTTATGCCACTGCTCATAACGAGGTTTGGGGAACAAAGATCCGTAAAGGCGTGATCTTTATGTGTAGCGCTGACGTAGTTTATCAAGAGTTCATTGTTGAAGGTAATGAGTTTGACAAATATTCGGACTTGTGGTGGAAACGAGTAGAGTCTTACTATCTAAAGATGGTCTAATGATAAATAAGTGTATTAGGGTAAAGATACACTTATGGCTATTCTCCAAATCAGCAAGATACAGCAGCGATCAGGTAACTTAGTAGACCTACCGCAACTAGATGAAGCCGAGTTCGGTTTGGCTACAGATGCTAAGCGTCTGTTCATTGGCAAAACTACACCGGTCGAAAACATTGAAGTTCTTACTAGTTATTCAACTATTGCCTTTGATCAAATCGATGGTGCTGTTGGAAATCTTCTTATCAATCCAGTAGACCTTGCAGTCGGTCAAGTGTTGACCTACAACGGCGCCGAATGGGTTAATGGAGGCGGCGCAGCTGGAGGATTAATCACTCTCGGAAACGTAGCGGATGTTAAGATCGACGGTGGTTCGATTGGGTATGTACTGGAGACTGATGGTTTAGGCAATCTAAACTGGACCCCTAAAGGTGGCCTATTCAGCAATATCGCAGCATTAAGCAATGCTACTCCTGTCGTTATGACAGTAGCAAACACGACTCCATATGTTAATTCTCTAGAGATAACGATCTCGGGTGTCAATGGGGCATCAAACACAGTCGTCAACGGAAAAACATTCTTTGTTGAACTTGCGAGTGACTTCCCCTCATCAGGTAATGTATTTCTATATACTGATTCGGGATTAACTGTCCCGGTCGTGGGTACTGGGTTAACATACACTAACTCCCCGAACGCCATAGCCACTGCTATTATATCAGGAGCCGGGGGTTCCGGAACACCAGGTGGCGCTAACACCTCTATTCAGTATAATAACAATAGTGTTCTCGCCGGCGATGCGAACCTAATTTACGATTTTACAAATAGACTACTGGCTCTCAACGGTAATGCAAACGTAGGTAATCTAAATGCTAATGGCATAGTGACTTCATCTAGCTTCGTGTCAAATGTGGCTACAGGTACTGCACCGTTAACCGTGACTTCAACTACTCAAGTTGCAAACTTAAATGCAGCAACTGCAGGACTTGCTACATACGCAACTACTGCTAACTCAGTAGCTGGTGCTAATGTATCAGGTGCTGTTGCTTATGCAACAACCGCAAATGCTGTAGCTGGCGCTAATGTTTCTGGCCAAGTCAGCTATGCAGCAGCAGCCAACTCAGTAGCTGGTGCTAATGTTTCTGGTGCTGTGGCATACGCAACTACTGCTAACTCAGTAGCTGGTGCTAATGTATCAGGTGCTGTTGCTTATGCAACAACCGCAAATGCTGTAGCTGGCGCTAATGTTTCTGGCCAAGTCAGCTATGCAGCAGCAGCCAACTCAGTAGCTGGTGCTAATATATCAGGTGCTGTTGCTTATGCAACAACCGCAAATGCTGTAGCTGGTGCTAATGTATCAGGTACGGTAGCAAATGCAAATAATTCCAATTACCTAGGCACTTATGCCGCCGCTTCTGCTAATACAGTAAACACAATCGCTCTACGGGATGCAAATGGTAATATAAGTGCTAACTTCTTCATTGGTAATGGATCTCAGTTAACTGGCCTAATCACTTCAGGCGTATCAAACGGTAGTTCAAACGTAACCATCACTGCAAATGCTAATGTGTCAACATATGTTAGTGGTAATGCTACTGCTCAGTTCGTAGTGGCTGCGACTGGCGTTGATGTTGCTGGTACACTGACTACTACTGCAATTACTTCCGGAGCAAACACGACCGCAGGTACTATTACTGGTAATTGGTCACTCACTGCTGGATCAATACTGAATGCTACATACGCTGACTTAGCAGAATACTACAGAGCGGACACGATATACGAGCCTGGCACTGTTCTAGAGTTTGGTGGCCCGATGGAAGTCACCCTTGCAACTGAAGGAACGTCCAGAGTTGCAGGAGTAGTATCTACGAATCCTGCATTTGCTATGAATGATACTTGTCCAGGTAACGCAACTGCTGTTGCTCTGTTAGGTAGAGTTCCATGTAAAGTAATCGGAACTATTAACAAAGGTGATCTAATGGTAAGTGCCGGTAATGGTTATGCAACAGCATCTTCCGCGCCAACATTAGGCACAGTGATCGGTAAAGCATTAGTAGACTTTGATGGTGATAGTGGCGTCATTGAGGTCGTTGTAGGTAGATACTAAGATAAATATAGTATAAGGATAAAAAAATGTCGTCATATGTAAATGGTAATAGTTATGTTTATACCGCAGGCAGTTCGTCTGCTGCATCAGCCAACATCCAGACTGATAAAGTTAGAATATCAACTACTACTTCAGCAGTTCAATTTGTAGCAAGTTATCCAAATGTTGCGGCTACTGGAACAGTCACTTGTGCAACTTCTTCTCCAAACGTGACGGGAAGCGGAACTAAATTCCTTAGTGAACTAGGATTGGGTTATTGGATTGGAAATGCTACTGGTACAACAGTAGGTATTGTAAAAAAGATTACTGATAACACACATGTTACTCTATTCGCTAACGCAAATGTGGCGATAACCGCAGCCGGTATTACAATTAATCCATTCGGTGTTCCATTCGCAGTAGCAGACGCAAACAGTGAAATTATTCCACCAAACACGACTAGAAATAGCATATATGTAGGTCAAGGTAATGTAATATCGTATATAGATAGTACAGGTGATACTCCAGCTCCATTCTCAATCGCAGAACTGGGCATGCCTTATGCTACTACAGGTACAAACGGAGTTCTTCCTCCACCTGTACAGGGCGCCCCGCTATCATAGCCATTTTAACTCCTTAAGCATAAATAATGCTGTTCACTCTTGAAGGTTGAAATAAGTCATAGTTCAAGGAGTGTTTTTACGCTACCCATAGCGTATGGCTTAGAACGCCACATAAGGAGAAAATCATGGGACGCCCACTAAAGATCGCTAAAGCACAAGCAGTGCTAACTATTACAGCTACTACAGCAGCAACTGGCTTAGTAACTGTTACAGAAACTCTATCAGCACCAACAAATGGTGTAACAAGTTCTTCCGCTGAAGGCATCATCGCTAATATGCCATTCGTCGTTGCAACTAACGTTGGCGGACTGGTCGCCGGCACAGTGTACTGGGTTCTTGCTGTTGTTGACGCAAATAACTTCACAGTCTCAGCGACTGCGCTTAGTGCTAATCCAACTTCTACTCCCGTCACATTAAGTGACACAACTGCTCAATCTGTAAAAGCTACAGTAGCCTTCACAGACGCATACTTCAACAACCCGCTCGGCGGCGTTGGTTACCCAACAACTAATGCAAATACTTACTCAGTGGTTGGCGGTAATACTGCGATCTACGGCAAACAAGTTCTTGCTAACGTTGCTATTGGTAAGAATGGTGTAGGTACTATCTATGGTATATCTGGAAATGCAAACATCATTGGTCAAGGCACTGACTTTGCTAATAATGTAGCGACCGGCACTGTTCTTCAAATCGCAGTAGCAAATATTAATGGTACTGAAACTAACTATACGACTGTTGGCTTCGCTAGTGCGACACACACTAATCGTCTAGTTGTTGTTGCAAATACTACTGCAACCGGTAATGTTATTGGTACTAGCGGTAATGCGCAGACACTACAACTCAATGCTCCGGTTACAGTTGACTCTACATTCGGTGGGTTGACCGCTGGTACCACATACTTTGTCAAGACTATTCCAAATGCTGCTGCATTCACAGTATCAGCAACATTGGGTGGTGCACCAAAACAACTGACAAGCAATGTAAGTGTCACTGGTAATGCGATTCAAAATGTCGTTGTGTTGAATGCAGCTTCACCGGTCACTTTCTCAAACAATGCATTCATTCAAGCAAAGGCTGAAGCAGGCTTTATCGTTCGTCAAAAAGGCAAAACAAAGTATCTAGTTCAAGGTGCTACAACTGGACTCCAAGCACAATGCTATACTGCAAATGTTGCTAACACTGCGTTGACTCCGAATACAATGACTATCACTGCAACTTATGCAAATAACCAAACTGCTAAGATTCAAAACTTGAGCGACCACAACGCAGAAGTGTTTGACTACATTACAGCAGGTTCGTTCGTGACAGGTGCAACATATACTATTGTTTCGGTTGGTACAACAGACTTCACTGCTATCGGTGCAAGTGCAAATGTTCCAGGAGTAAAATTCACTGCAACAGGATCAGGTTCAGGTACAGGTACTGCTAACTACGTAACAGGTATTACTACAACTGCTGGTTCATTCACAACAGGTGCAGTGTATACTATTCTTACTCTTGGCACAACTAGCTGGACAGGAATCGGCGCATCTTCAAACGCAGTTGGAGTCACCTTCACTGCAACAGGTGCAGGTTCAGGCACAGGTACTGCTGCTCTAAATCAGTATCCATTAGTAATCGCTTCGTTCAACACTGCTTACGCAGCGAATACTTACCCAACTGCACAACCTATGCCTATCGTAACTATCGGTAACGCATAAGAGTAAAATGAAATGACCACTCTTTCTTCTTCAGTTCAACAACTTAAGCAGAACGAGACTGAGATTGCGGTCCTTCAGGTTCAGTATAAAACCCTCGATGATAAAGTCGGGGATTTAAAAACTGACCTGAAGGATTTCCGTACACACATTGACACTCATATCAAAGATACACAAGATATGATCAAGGGCTTTCAAGAAGAAAATGTAAAATCTCACAAAGAGATGGCAACCAAAATCTCTGCATTAGAAAAATGGAAATGGATGCTCATGGGAGCAGGTGTTTTAGCAGGCGGTATGGGTTTTCCTATGATATCTAAACTATTAGGAATGCACTAGTATCACTTTTCCAATGATCTCAATTTTTCAGTAACAATATCAATGTTAACAGTAGAAAATAAACCAGGATGTAAAGGTTTAGGATACTGTTTATCTCCCACCCAAGCATAGCCAACGTGCTCATCATTCAAATCAGGAATGAACTCTTTATCTACTTCGCAGAAAAATGTATGATATGTAAACGAGTTGTTTACAAACTTTTGAATTGGAATTAGTTTCCAATTGGTATCAAACACACCGAGTTCTTCGGTACATTCTCTCTCAATACCTTCATATAGCGTCTCGTCTTTTTCTATCTTTCCACCTGGAATACTCCATGACGGATTTTTATGATCTACTCTTAGTAAGTATAGATATCGGCTAGTCGCTGCACTGTAAAAGAACACCCCCGCCGCTGACTGGGCATTTATCATATGACTATACTATAATCACCTTCTGCGTAGAAACCTTCATACGATTTCATCCACATGCCTTCAGCATTTACATATCTATATTGAACATTGGTATTGAGATTAGTTACAAATTCCACAGCAGTTGACGTTTGACTATCAAACGCGACGATCCATTGTCCAGAATCAGCATCATACTGAATGATGTCATTCGCATTGGCGATCAGGGTTCCCCAGGCTACAGTACTATTTTCGGGATAGCCAATGCTTTCAACGATAAGATATCTCACTCCAGGAGTAGGTCCAGGTAATCCTGCATTAGGTCCTACGTGTAATGGATTGATAACGCTGTTCACTGGAGCCATCGTATTTGCCGGCAGCGTATCAGGGTCAATGTTGTATATTAGAAAACGATCATCTGTTGGATTAGGAACGATTGTACCTACGATGTCAGTATCCATATACGGATTCTGTAGCCAAATCTGCGATATACCGGGTATTACTGCACCATACACATTGAGTAGGCTAGACCAATACAAGTCTGTGTTAGGATTTATTGGTTCTTCAAGAGAACTGTTAGACGGGAAGAACGGTTCATCTGCTGGAAGTAGTTGTAGTTGATTACCTAACAACAGTAACTTATATCCATACGGAGTTACCTTCTGCCTAGTTCCTAGCAGCAGATCATCATCTTGAATATCTTGGTACGATGTTCCTTGATAGATAGACATAATGATCTTTTGAATGACGCCCATCTTTCTCAGCTTAGATGATGCCGACAGCCAGATAGGCATGTAGAACTTCCAAGTCATGATGTCAATAGGATTTCCTGTTCCAACTGGAATAGACCTACTACTAAATGTTAATCCATCTTGGAATACTGCTGAGAGTGAAGTCCAATCCACAAAGTTGTCAGTGCTTTGAATCTCAAGCGCAGGGTTGAAGATGGTACCTAATTGTTCAATCAACTCTAACTTCTGTTGATAGTTTGTAGTCCAAAAATCTACAGTGATTCTTAGTGTATAAGGAACCGGCATCAAGCGCTCAATAGTGAATGCTTGCCCTTGTGTTGTTTCATAGTTCTGTGACTCTGGATTGTAAGCACGCTGTCTCACATTTAACTTATCAACAAATGTTGGATCCTGAGTCCATTTTTGGTTATATTCCAAACCACTGATATAATACGTAATCAATGGAGCCGTAGGAAGATTACTAGCACTGTTATTAGCAATGATAGTTGCTGCCTGACGACTGCTGTCACCATACATGATAGGAACTCGAACCAATATTGGATTACCTTTAGGGTCATTTCCTCTAGTAACTTGCCAATCACTGAAAATCTTAGCAAATTGTATTAGGAAGCGTCTGACCTGATTATCAAAGAAGTATTGTGCCAATATAGTATTCCTTACGGTAACGGTGGAAGTGTATCAGGTGCGACTTGTAGAACCGATGATAATGGTTGCGCCACTGGAACATA